TCCTCCGATAGATCCGATCGGCTACCGCCGGATTGGGAACTCCTCCGTCGCCAGGTGCTCCGGAGGGACCACTGGCAATGCCAGATCGAGGGGCGATCCTGCGAAGGATTCGCCACCGAGGTAGATCACATCACCCGAGGGGATAACCACTCCCTCGAAAACCTGCGAGCTGTGTGCTCGCGGTGCCACGCAAAGAAATCCTCCGCTGAGGGCCACGCCCGGAAGCGGGAACTCAGAGCCCGGAGGTTTCGTCCAACCGAACGCCACCCTGGGCGTTTATGACGGGCCAGGAGCCCGTCTTTCCACCCAGGAGGTGAAATGGGCACTCGTGGTCCTGTTCCAAAGAGGTCGGACCAGAGGGTCCGCCGAAACCAGGACGAAGGTCCTGTAGAGACGATCGAGGCCATTGGCCCGGTCGATATACCCGATCTCGGGTTTCCAGATCCGCACCCGTTGGTCTGGGACCTGTACCGGTCTCTATCCGATTCCGCTCAGTCGCAGTATTACGAGCCATCGGACTGGCAGTTCGCGCGATTCGCTCTCCATTTCGCGGACAAGCTCCTCAAGTCGCCCAAGCCGTCAGCGCAAATGCTGGCATCGGTGAGTCAGATGCTGACGGATCTGCTTGTTTCTGAGGGGTCTCGACGACGAGTTCGGCTCGAAGTCGAGCGTAACCAGTCCGAAGCCGACGTTATCGACGTTGCAGCGATGTTCCGCCAGAAGATGGCGGAGGGATAAAGACCGAAGGCCCCGGTGGGTAGAGATTCGCTGCCTGCTCCCTGCCGGGGCTCACCAACTACACAGAGAGGAGTCACGCCGTGGCCATTATCGGAACGCCGCTAGAAGCGGACCAGCTCGTATTGACCACCGGACGTGATTTCAAGTGGAGTTTCCAGAACCTGGACGAGTTCGGCGCACCTACCAACTTTCCGGCTGGAACCCTCTTCTTCGAGCTTCAGACGTCTCCGGTGACCGAGTGGGATTTCACCATCGACGGTGATACCGCAACTATCAAGGTCGAATCGGTGGATGCGGATTTGATTCCGGCACGTACAAAGTGGCAACTGGTCTTCACCCCGACTGGTGAACCGGCTGGCGGTGATCCGATCGCCCTCGGCTCTGTGAAGAGGCAGGGCTGATGCAGCTACGCGGCTACCCCACTGACGGTGCCCCCTCGCTCTCGTACGTCGGCACTCCTACCGGCTCCATCATCGGCCAGGCTCAGCGCCCGATTGACAAGATCGTGTCGCTGCGCGGCCCTGCCGGTGGTCAGGGTCCGGCTGGCCCGACTGGTGCCACTGGCCCACAAGGGCCACAGGGCGTTCAGGGAATCCAGGGACCTACTGGACCTACGGGTCCTACCGGCGCTACCGGACCTGTCGGGCCGCAAGGTGACGGCATCCACATTGATGACCAGGTCGCTACTTACTCAGACCTCGCCGGGCTCGGATCTGTCTCCGCTGGCTATTCGGTGGTCGTTACCGCCGACGAGCTTCTGTACGTCTACTCCGGGTCTGCGTGGCCTGCGAATGGCGACGGCATCCACTTCAACTCCACCGACGATGCGACTACCACGTCGAAGGGTGTTATCCAGCTCGCTGGAGACCTCGCCGGGACCGCTGCGGCACCTACGGTGCCGGGTCTCGCCGGCAAGGCGAACACGGTTCACACGCACGCGATCTCAGACGTAACCAACCTCCAGACTTCGCTGAACGCCAAGGAATCCACGGCCAACAAGGGTGTTGCTAACGGGTACGTCCCGCTCGACTCCTCGGTCAAGATTCCTGCTACGTACCTGCCTTCGTACGTCGACGACGTGATCGAGGGTGCGAACCTGGCGGCTATGCCGCCGACCGGCGTCTCAGGCGTCATCTATGTCGCCCTGGACACCAACAAGGCGTATCGCTGGTCTGGATCTGCGTACGTGGAAATCTCCGCGTCCCCCGGCTCGACAGACGCTGTCACCGAGGGGTCCACGAACCTCTACTACACAGACACGCGGGCGCGGACCGCTGCGGTAGCAGATGCGATCAACGACGGCACCACGAATGTTGCTCCGTCACAGAACGCGGTATACGACGCTCTCGCGCTGAAGGTTTCTACCTCCCGGACGGTCACGGCCGGTACCGGCCTGACAGGCGGAGGGGATCTGTCAGCCGACCGCACTATCGCGGTCTCGTACGGCACCACTGCCGGTACGGCCGCCCAGGGGAACGACTCCCGGCTATCGAACACCCGCACACCGAGTGCGAACACGATCCCGTGCGACTTCACGGCCCTAGTCCAGGCAGGTACTCGAGCCACCGGGTATGGCGATATGCCGGAAGGCATCCGCTTCGACCGTGCCGTGACGATTGACCAGGTCATTTTCCACGCGGGTTCCGCCGACGCTTCCGGATCGAACACTGTCGCGATCTACAAGGGCACTGGCGGAGCTACCGGCACCGCAGTTACGTCCGGCTCCGGAACACTCACCGCGACTAGTGCGGGCGCGACGGTAACCGTCACCGGCCCGTTCTCATTCGCTGCGGGTGACTACTTCCAGGTCAATGTAACTGCGCTCGGCACGACTCCCGGTCAGCGGCTGTACGCGCACGTCAAGGGAACGTACAACTGATGTTCGTTGCACGCGCCGCAAAGATCGGCGTCCGGTACACGGACAACCTGGACCGCGCAGACGGTGTTCTCGGTTCGAACTGGGTTTACACCAACACGAACGTCAGCCCGCGGATTTCCTCGAACCAGGCTGCTTTCACGGACTCGACGGACGGATTCCGCGGCGCCCTCTGGGTCAACCCAGTGACTACCGACGCGATGTTCGTCACGATGACCACGAAGACAGCGCTTACGAGTGCGCCGGGTGCGCTGATTCTCCGATCCAACTCCGGAATGACTTCATGGGTTGGCGCATTCTTCGGAACCGGTGGTGTGGGTATCTACACGTTCACCGGTCCCGGTGGTGCCGGGCAGACCACTCGGGCGTCGACCTCGACCAACCCGAATATCGCCTCCGGCTCAGTGGTGAAGTTCTCCGCGATCGGAAACACGTACACGCTGTACGACGACGGAGCCCAGCTAGTCCAATGGGTCGATTCGAGTAACGCGTGGACGAACGTCGGCTCGAGCTACCGCTACGGCGGGTTCGGGCTTCAGCGGGCGTCGTTCACGAACTCCGCTCCGATGGACGACTTCGTGTTCCAGGACAACTCGTACGTATAAACAACGACTGGCCGCCGTAAGCGGCTTTTATGGATGTAGCTCAGTTTGGCCAGAGCACCCGGCTTGGGTCCGGGGGGTCGCAGGTTCGAATCCTGTCATCCAGACCAATGATCTGTAGCTCAATTGGCAGAGCAGCGAGCTGTTAACTCGTTAGGTGGAGGTTCGAGTCCTCCCAGGTCAGCAATGGGGAAAATGGGTAGGCCAGACATCTGGAGCCCAAGTACCCGACCCCGGAATAGCCATCCGGCATATAAGTGCAGGCGACGAGGACGTTAGGTGCCCTCGTCTTTGTCTTGCGTGTGTAGCTCAGTGGTAGAGCTGGCGGCTCTTAACCGTCAGGCCGGTGGTTCGATCCCACCCACACGTACCGTATAGGTGAAGTCCAAGAGGTAAGGACACCGGTCTCCAAAACCGGTCGCTGCGGGTTCGAGTCCTGTCACCTATGCCAATCGGTCGAGCACATGGCGTGCACGCGGTCTGTAAAACCGCTGTCTTCGGACATCGAAGGTTCGATTCCTTCCGGCCGGACTTGGCCCCGCCCGTAGGCGGTGGGGCTTTTACCCTTCTCGTCTAACGGCAAGACACTGGACTCTGACTCCAGGAATTGAGGTTCGAATCCTTGGGAGGGTGCTCAGTGCGGTGTAGCTCAAGTGGTTTAGAGCGCCGGTCTCATAATCCGGGTCTGTTGTGGGTTCGAGTCCCACCACCGCCACCAAGGTCCTGTATCCCAATTGGCAGAGGAACTGGTTTCAGAAACCAGACAGTGTGGGTTCGACTCCCTCCAGGATCACCGTGGCCGAAGCCAAACCGGTTGAGGCACTGGATTGTGACTCCAGTTAAGAGGGTTCAAGTCCCTCCGGTCACCCCGCCTTTTTAGCTTATCTGGTAAAGCACCTGTCTAGTAAACAGGAGTGCTCGGTTCGAGTCCGGGATAAGGCTCCATAGGTATGTAACTCAATTGGATAGAGTACCCGGCTACGAACCGGGAAGTTGCAGGTTCGATTCCTGCCATGCCGACTTTCGGTCTATAGCTCAGTCGGAAGAGCGCTGGCTTGAAACCCCAGGTGCCCAGGTTCGAATCCTGGTAGATCGGCATCCACCCCGCCCTCTCGAAGTACGGGGTCATTCTATTTCCCCGATTGGAGCTTTATGGCAGATCCTCTATGGCTTGCGGATGTTCTCCGTGAGGAGGGCCTGAACGTAATCGAGCACGACGGCTGGCGAGATCGCGGTCACGATGATTTCCTCGATATTCGAGGAGTTATCGGTCACCACACCGCTGGCGGCGGTACCAGCGACTGGATCATCGTCCAGAACGGACGCTCAGACCTTCCGGGGCCATTGGCTCAGCTGGTTCTTGAGCGTGATGGGACTTTCCGCGTAATCGCTGCTGGTGTTTGCTGGCACGCTGGCCACGGTTCGTGGCCCGGTTGGCCCACCGACAATGCAAATTACCACACGATCGGTATCGAGGCTGTGAATAACGGCGTGGGCCAGGAATGGCCCGCCGTGCAGCTCGACGCGTACAAGCGCGGCTCTGCCGCGATTCTCCGCAAGATCGGTCGCGACGCAAATGACTTCGCGGGGCACAAGGAATATTCGTCCGAAGGCAAGATCGACCCCGCTGGAATCGACCTGGACGGTTTCCGCAGGGATATTCAGCAGATTATCGACGCCGGTCCCGGCGAAGGAGATGAATTTATGGGCGTTTCGTTCAAGAACGACAACGGCGACACCATCGACGCGGCTACCGCGCTGTACTTCCTCGACAAGCACGTGGGGTTGATCCTCGACCAGCTCGGCGGGCCGGACACCCGGAAGGGTGCCGACTTCCCCGGTTGGGCCATCCTCGGCGGTGACACGGTCGTCGAAGCGATCGCGAAGATTCGCGCCGACGTAGAGGCACTGAAGGCAGCTAAGTGAGGCGGTTTCTCGCCGGTCTGACTGCCTCGGTTCTCGCTGCCACTGCCTTGACATTGAACGGTGGTGGCGCAGCCTCGGCCGAGATCACCGACTGTACGGGCACCTTCACCCTCGGCGTCGGTGGCTTCGCGGTTTCCGCGGCCGGTACCGGTCAGGACTCCGCGTATATCCCGTCTGATCAGCGAGTTGGTTACAACTCGATCGACATCAACGCCGGTGCTGCCGAGCTGGACAGGTTGTTCTGGCTGCACAGGGATGCCTGCCCTGCGGATCACATCAAGATCATTGGCCACTCTGGCGGCGCGGCTGTCGCGCATGTGTGGGTGTCCCGCAACAAGTACGAGCAGAACGCCAACGCGATTCTGCTGGCTGACCCGAAGCGGGCCGCTGGCCCTGGCGGCGATGGCCTCGCCGGCAATCCGTTTGCGGGTGCTCTCGGCCTGGTGGGCGTCTTCTCCGGCGCGGCCGGTACCGATGCCGACTTCGGATCGTTCCCGGTCCTGACCGTCTGCAACGCGGGCGACTGGGTTTGCAACGAGGACGCGGGTCCGGACGGGTATCTGTTCTCCGGCGTCCACGGAAAGTACGACGTGAATCCCTGGGATTACGGCGATTGGGATTCAGGCGTCGTCTGGAACGAAATTTACTGACAATTGAAAGGAGCTGGGAGTGACGACGAAGGAATTGCTCCCGGCTCCTGCACATATCGTCGGCCCTACTTGGCGTAGGTACGTCGACGGAGGTTTCTACCTCCCGGAAAAGTCGCTGGGTTGGGGGATTATCAACTGGCTGGCCGAATACGCAAGGCAGCCTGGTGGACACAACGCTGGCGATCCTTTTCTTCCCACGCTGGAGCAGGCTCGGTTTCTGGTTTGGTGGTACGCCGTTGACGAAAATGGCCGTTTCACCTACAGGTCCGGACTACTCCGGCGTCTGAAGGGATGGGGCAAGGACCCCCTCGCGGGCGCGATGGCGCTTGCTGAGCTGTGTGGACCAGTCGCATTCTCGCACTTCAATTCGATTACTGGTGAGCCGGTAGGGAAGTCACGCGGAAGCGCGTGGATTCAGATTGCCGCGGTCTCCCAGGATCAGACCCGAAACACGTTTACGCTGTTCCCCGCTTTGGTCTCCGAGCAGATGAAGACCGAATTCGGGCTCGACATCAACAAGACGATCATCTACTCCGCAGCGGGCGGAATGATCGAAGGTGTCACTTCGTCCCCGCTGGCGCTCGAAGGTAAGCGCCCGACGTTCGTCATCAAGAACGAGACGCAGTGGTGGGTGGAAGCCAACGACGGGCATTCGATGTCCGAAGTTATCGCCGGTAACGTCGACAAGGCGGCGTACGGCTCGTGCCGCTCGCTGAGTATCTGCAACGGGCATATTCCCGGTCAGGATTCCGACGCCGAGCGCGATTACGACGCGCATATGGACGTGATGTCCGGCAAGGCGATTGACACCGGATTCTTGTATGACTCTTTGGAGGCCCCCGCT